TTTCTTCACATTTGTAGCCTTTTTTAATTGCTTTGTTTAGGTGATATTCCGCAGTACAAGAATACAAAAACACTAATAGAACTAAATACTTCATAAGCCTTTTAACATTTTAATTAATCTTGGACAAGGGTAAACATCCGACTTATCTACTCTAACTGAATTATGTGTATACAATCCGTTTTCCCCTTTTAATGCTCGTGTGTTCAACGAAAATATATCATCGTTATATTTTAAAGATATTCCGTAAGTTTCCCCTAAATACAAAAGTAACTCACGCAATGATTCAATTTGTTTGTCTGAATACTTGTGCCACGTTTTATGGTTCTTAAATGGTTTATTTAACCAAGTAACTTCTGACTTGTCTACTACACCACCTACATAGTTATAATATTTTCCGTCTTTTTCTACCAAGTAAGCCCAGTTAGTTAACTCTATACCTACTGAATATTTGTCTAAGTTCTTATAAGGCAGTTTCTGACCTTTAAACACGCTATCTTTAACTCCTAAGTGCCACGCCCATTCTCTTGAACTAAACGCTTGTGCTATCGTACCCTCGTAACCTATCACGAATGCAGTAGCAACTCGTTCTTTATTAGCTTCCCATCCTTTAATTGTAGCGATAGGGTTTTTATTACCCGCAGTATGGTGTAAATAGATTTGTTTTTTGTCCGTGTTTTCGCTAATAAACTGCGATTCTGGTAAACGTTGTTGAACTATTTTAGTAGTGTCCATTATTCTTTGATTTTGTCAGCTCCTTCTTTCGCTCGTAATACAAATGATTTAAGCGATTTAAGGATGTTTTTTCCAGTTACCGAGTAATATGATTCATTTATTGAAACAACCTCTACAAACACGCAGAATAACGCTACAGCTTTAGTTAAAATTAACTCTATAGCTATGAAATGCGCGACTAAGTCCGCAGCTATATATGTTTCCACGAAAAACACGAACACAATAGCCAACGTATAAAGAAACGTTTTACTTATTGTATGCGATAATTTACGCGATTTAAACGATGCGTAACCATTTTTTTTAACGCTTCTCCATATACCAAACCCCGTGTCTAAAAGTATTGCTAAAATAGTCACGTAAATAAGGGGTTTAACTGGAGCGATTACCGCAAGAAAAGACGAACAAATTAAAAATAACTTAGTTTTCATATAATCAAAATTCCGATGTTATATCCGTTTTGTTCTTCGTCTTTTAGTGGTTTCATATCTGAGTCAGTATTCAATGAACTAACAAACTCCGGAAATATAGTAGGATTCGCTTTAACTTGTTCTTTAAGCCATTCTCTCAAACGTCTTTCGTAGAACGAAGCCTTCTCTTCGTAGTGTTCCATTCCAAAAGCTACTTCACTTCTACTAACACTTGTTGAATAATCTCCGTTTTGTTGCTGTAATCCTTTATTTTTAAGTTGGTAAGACAAACCAAAGACCGCATCTACGGCACTATACCACGCGATACAAGGTTGTATCTTCTCTACTAATAACTCTTCGTTAGGATTAAGCGTTTGAGCGTTATACTGTGCTAACAAATAATTGTAAAAATACGTTCCTAAAATTGGTTGTATTCTTAAGTCACTTTGTGTCTTTACGTATGGAGTGACATCCGTAACATCTACATTTGCAGTTATCGGAGTATTCGTCTTTAAATAGGTTTCAGTTATAAAGTAAATCATTATTCAGCAGTATTAGGTTGTATTCTACTAAGTGGAACATCTCCACCTTCTACCGGTGGTAAAGATGCTAAAGCACGAATTTCGTTCTCGGTCATAGTATTTAAAACTTTCGTAGCGACAAGCGGACTCATAGCATTTAACGCATCTTGTGTTTTACTTGCGCTTTCCTCTACTTCTACGATCGTTTCGTTTATGATTTGGAAATTATTTATTTTGTATTCCGCAGTAATTTTAGCGATATGTAGCAACTCATTAAATATGTCTTCTACTATTGCTCTCAATGGCATTACTACATTCTTCTCAAATATTATGTAGGCTTGTTTAATATCCGAACCATTACCCAAAGAACCAGTCGTTCTAATACCCATCAAAATAGGGTCTATTGTATGCGCGAAACATATTTGTTCCGTGTTTAATTCGCTTGATTCTTTGAATAGTTTATCGTTATTGTTAGTCGGTAAACTTTCAATACTTGGTAATTGTTCCGGAGCGTTAGCAAAAAACGCAACAGCTTTACCCGCATTTGATGCTCCTTTTAATTTGTCTATCGTTTCACGAATCATAATTTTTTCTTCTTCGCTTTGTGGTCTTTTAGGGAACATCATAGCAAAAGAAGGAAAGATAGAGTTTTGAATATTAGCCTTAGCAAAATAACTTAACTCACCGCTCAAGAAAGCAAAGTTTAACGCACTCGTATACGTAGGAAGTGGGTAGTAATCTTGTCCTTGAGAGTGCATTTCGTAAACAAACAACTGTATTTTATCATTACAACTCGGTGAATAAGGCTTAATGGTTTCCACATCAATACGAGATGCCCAATCTTCACAAATAAAGTAATAGCATTTATCTCTACTTACTCGAACTTTATCCGGATAGATATTTTCAGCCTTTTTAAAGTTACCTTTTTCGTCAAAATATAGCTTGAAATAAACTCTATTATGCAAAATAATTTGTTTAGATACGGCTAATTCACTCTTCTTTAGTTTCATTTTACGTTCCCACGTATACAATTCTAACTTTTCCTCGTTTGTCAGCTTGTCAGTTTTGATAGTAGAACCACCACCTACTACGGCATTCGCTTTGTAATCCGTTATTGCACCGTGAAGTGGACTTGTAAAGTAGAGTTGCGTTAAAAGCTGTGGATAAAGGTTATCGTGACCAAAAGGAATGTACCCCGAAATTTGATATCTTCCGTTTACATAAGGCAAAGCCAAGTTTGCACCTCCAACCTTACCGAAAGGTGTGCTAAATGATTGATAACCCTCTACTATTTCGGGTTTACTTTCTTCTTTTTTAAAAATGTTATACCACGCCATTAGTCGTATATTGAATTAGTTACTACTCCCGCTACTATCATTCTTCCTTCTTCTATTAAATTGTAATCGTTTAAATTCGTGTTTTCGTCTACTATTATAGCTTCGTCACTTTCGTAAACACTATAAGTATACTGACCTTTTACAAAGTCTATATCTACGCCTTCGTCTAAAGTAAATAAGTTGTATCTATCTGGATACGGAGAAGTGTCCACACCCGCCCATAAAACAGGCTCAGTTGCCGTGTTAAATTCGTTCTCAAACACGAATAAATAAAAGGGACTACTATACGTAGTTACTTCAGTTAAAGTTAACACAAATGTGTTTATTTGCCCTTTTTCTAAGTAAATCATATAACTATATTATAAGTAATAACTTGTATTTGTTTAAAACAAAAAAGCCACCCCCGAAAGAATGGCTTTATATATGGAGAGAAAACAGATTACAATAACCCCGCGATAATAGTTGGGTCAACTTCGTAAGCTAAAAACTCATTCTCAGCAGTAAGTGTCAAAGAATACTTTGAACCATCCGCACGAGTAGTCCCCGAACCTTCACCAACCGCAGTAACTTGCATATATGGGAAGTACCAAAACTTACCATTTGCATCTCCTACGATTACAGCTAAGTATTGTTGACCAGCGCCCATAACTTTGATAGCTTTTGATTTCTCTTGGTCGCGTCTGTGTAACATCAAATTGATAGTTTGAGTAACATAAGAAGAACCATTGATTAGGTCAATGTTTGCCTCCTCAGTATAAGAACCTACGTTTCTTCTAAATTCGATAGGAACGAATACATCTAAAGGGTCAGTTAAAGTGATAGTATCTACAATCCAATTAGTCCCCGTTTCGTCAGTTGTAATAGATGCGATATTATCTTGTTGGTTTACGTACAACGTATAAATTCCTCCGGAATTATTGTCACACGATTTTGTGATTGTTTGTAATGTTGCGCAAGACATATATTTATTTTTTAAAGTTTCAAAAAAAAGGGTGGCGATTAGTCACCACCCCTTACCTATGAAATAAAGTTTATTAATCGAAACAAACGTTATAAACTACGATTTCAGATGGATTAGTATGGTAGAAACCTACTTTCAAGTTCGCTCTTGTACGGATGTACGGCTCTGCTACTGTGTCAGAAAGGTTAACCGCTTTCAACGCTTTAGCATCTCCTTCAGCATCGAATGCGTAGATAAGGTTGTTTTTCAATGTTAAAATGATAGTGTTATCCGGCATACCTTCGCATACTACAACTTGAATTCCTAAGAAAGTCAAACCTAAAGGTAGAGTTACATATGTTTGAGTGTTACCAGAAGCAGCAGCCAATTCGTATGCTTGTGCTACGTTAGCAGAAACATAGAATCTTAAATCACCTTTTTTGAATTTGATAGTAGAAGGTGCAGCAGCCCAAACAGCCTCAAGAGTTGCAAGAACGTTAGAAGAATTAACTGCTCCAGCATATTGACCTATTACGTTTTCGTCGGAACACAATCTTTTCAAGTGACCAGTACACAAACCTAAAACACCTTCACCAGTACCACCTTGCCATCTAATCAATTCGATATCTTCACCGATTTGTTTAGACATAGTGTCCCAATAGTAAGACATAAAAGAAGCTACAGTGAAATCTCCGTTAGAACCTTTAGCCATTTGTAAAGCTAAGAAAGATTGCTCAAGGTCAAATTGACAAATTTGCGCCATAGCTGACAAAGGACATACGTCAATGTCAATAGCGTTAAGTGTGTCAGTCGGCGCAGAAAATGAGCAGCTACTTGGTTGTAAAATGTTACCAAAGTCCACCGCAGCCAATTTAGTTGCTGACTTGATTCCCGGCAAAGTACGGAAGTTATCCGCAGTAGTGTCAGTTAAATAAGCACGAGAGTAAAACTCTTCTGGGTTAGCACACAAAAGTGCGTTTGTTTCAACTTCAAGGTCGAATTTTAATTTACGATTCATTTTTATTGATTTTTAAAGGTATTACGAAATGCTTTGAATTTATCGAATGCGCTCATTTTAACTTCTTCGATAACATCTTCTTCTTCTTCTTTTTCCATTATACGCTCTTCAACTTGGTTCTTCAAGTCAGCGATAATAGCAAGTAAAGAATTAACTTGTTCTTCAATAACTGGTTTAACGATAGCTAAGATAGCTTCAGCGTCAGTAGCGGGGTCAACAGCCATAGCCTCTTCTACTACTTCTTCAGTAGGCTCTTCGGTTGTTTCTTCTTTTACTTCTTCTTCTACTACGTCTTCTGCCATAGCAACCTCTTCTTTGACTTCTTCCTCAACTTGAGTTTCAGCCATTTCTTGTTCTTTAACCTCGACAACTTCTCCGTCTTTTACTACGTAGATTTTACCTTCGATTAAATGTTCTCCGTCTGGTAACTTCATTGTATTTAATTTAATTTGATTACTTAGTTTCAGACCTAAAAAACCTTCAATAGAGAATCCGATTTGTTCGTCTTTTACTAATTTCTCGTAGTATTCAACATCGGTAACTTGAGCAGTCAACATCAAAGTTCCTTTTGGCACTTCTATTCCGTAGCTTGTATAAGCCTTGTCTTCTCGTGGTTTCTCCACGATCCAACTTTCAAGGATGTAAGCGGGAACAGTTTTCTCGGTTTCGTGTTCTAAGTTAAATAAATCTCTATTGTTTAAGTCACGCATAAACTTCGTGTAGATTTGTTCTATAACCTCTTCGGTAAAC